TAGAAAGTAAGGGATAGACCAAGTTCGACCCTAACCTTCCTTTGAAGCGCTGACGCAATGGCAGAGATGCCAGCCCATTTTCTAAACAATATAGGTGGTTCGGAGTTTTCAGTAAGCTGCATGAACCCGGATAGCCAATCAGGAAGATTACGAGACATTTGAACTCCTTATTCGATTGAGCTTGTACTAAGCTTATCATAGGTTTCCTTTAGGATATTTGATAGTTCATCAATATCAGATGAGATGTCTTTACTTTTAAATTCTATCATATTTTCCTTACACATATTAAGACCGATAGCGAGATCGACTGGAGTTTTAATTTCTTGTTGATGCCAGTGAAGGGGAGTTTCAAGAGACTGTTTAATCATCAAGAGCATTTCAGCCTGTTTATGCCAAGGAGTTGATAGGGGAACTTGGAATACTATTGAGTCATGAATCTGGGCAAGTAACTCGATTGGTTTGAATAGTTCCTGATTATAATAGATGTATTCAAGACCTTGTTCGTTAATCTTATCGGCACAAGTCGATTGTGCGAAGTGTGCATATGCTTGACGATAGGTATCGTTGCAAGCTGTCGCTGGAACATTTGGATAAGATGGAAATATAGGACCTAGGAACAAACGAGTTCGACCAAATAGATTTGTTACAGTTCGAGAAGTCTTAAGCATATTTTGGATTAAGATATGATAACCCCCTCGAATTTGTGGATAGCCTTGATGGATACTTTCAAGGATATGCTTAGCATCAGACTCAGTCATTTCATTTACAAGGGCAAACTTCTTATATCCAACATCGTAGTTTGTAGCATGATTTCCTTTCTTTCCCCAGTAGCGCTCAGACTGACGACCGTCACCTAAGGTTGAAGAACCATCTACTTTGGAGATTTGATTGTAGGGTTTACCAAAGATAATTGAGGCTGTTAAAGTATGAAGATCTATTCCTTGCTCAAAAGCTTCAATCTGAGGAATAACTCCTCCAACATAGGCGACAATTCTATTTTCAATCTGGGAGAGGTCAAAACTATATCCAATATACCCTTCGTCAAATAAGAAGAATCTAAGGAGATCGTGAGGCCAGTTTTGTTGATTACCTCCAGTGCCAAAGATAGTTTCACCACTACTAAGTCTTCCTGTCTCAGCTCCAACAGGTTTATAACTTGATCTATATCTTCCATCTTTATCCACCTTTCCTATGTTTAAATAAGTTGAAATACGTTTAGCCAGCCCACGAATATCTAACATGATACGAGCAGCTTTTACATCTTGTCTCGCTAACCTCTTCAAAGCATCTACATCTATTGATTCATTAAATTGACCTTGAGTATTCTTTTTCTTATAAGGTTTATAACCTAGAGTTTTATAAAAGTATTCCATCAGTTGCTTTGGTGAGTTATAGTTAATTTCATATCCTACTTCTTCATTAAGTTCAAGTGCAAGTTGATCTAATATCTTATGCTGTTCTTCTTCATACTCCATCATCCCTTGAACGTCAATTCTAATTCCACGTTCTCCCATGTATAATAAAGGTTTGATCAATTTAGATTGACGTTCATAAGTTTCTAAATTACCTTGACGACGTAACACTTCCATCTGCTTAGGATGTGCCTCTACAGGAACCAAAGCATCTATTCCATTATAGTTCCACCACTGTTCCCAGGTACCAATTCCCATCTTCATCCACTGCTTACCATCTTGTTTATAGTAAGGTATATCAGTGTGCATAGTAGTAACAGCATCAAGACCAGCAGGAAAATCAGGGTATGCAATCTTTTGTGCAATCTGTGTGCAATGAATAGTACCACGAGGAACTATTCCATATTTATGGAATAAAAACTGAGTATCAAATATAAAACTGGCTCCAATTTTAGCAATTTGTTCATCTTGGATTATCTCCGCTACTAATCGCATAATAGCAAGTTCTTGATCTGGATTGAAGTAGTCTCCCTTTGAATGTCTAAATGGAATACAACAGGATTCAGTTGCACTCCATGCAAGCCCAATGCAATCCACCTCTCCATTGATAACTTCAATGTCGATTCCAATGACTTGGCCTGATCTTCCGACTGAAAGACAATGTTGAAGGACTTCCCTTGACTCGTCAAAATTCGGATTAGTAGTGACGTTGCGAGCTGTTCGTATGATTTCCTTAAATCCAGATTCATGCTTAGCCCTCATTAGGTCTTCACATATTAAAGGTTTGTTGAGGAAGTTAAACTTTGGTGGGATGAAGGTAGCTGGATGGAAGGTAGGAATTACCTTCAAACCTGGAACGAGAGTTGACTCAAGTATGGAGCCACGCCATTTAGTCACTCCGACACGATTGCAGAGGGCGAGCAATGCAATGTTGCCGAAAGCTACTATACAATTAAGATTGAGTAATTTCAACTCCCGTCCCAAGTCATTGATATATTCATAACCTTCAGGATGAATAGTCCATTTGCCACGAGTATCTATGTCGATATAGTGTTTGAGTGGAGCGTCTAGGTCCTTGATAACGTTGGTTAGATATATAGAACTACGAGGAATCTTGGTCATGATTAGACATTCATCTAAACCACGTCCAGCAGGACCTACAAATGGTTTAGGAGGACGAGCACGAACTTCTTCAAATCCAGGCTGTTCCCCTACTCCACCTAACTTCGCATTTATATCTCCATATGGAGGAACATATGTTCTTCTCATATTAGGCATCCCATTGCTCTTGATAAGTATGATTACATCTTTCACACTTCCATCCAGTATATTCTGACCAACTCTTATAATCTCTTTCTATTCTATATCTAAAGAGACATATAGATCTATGACCAAATAATTTACATAATAGTTTTTTCATTGTAACTCCTTATTTAAGATCGTTTTATTATTAAACGAACTATTTCATTCCATGAACTTTGACTAAGAAACTATCTTTGTAACCTTTACTCAATTCAAATCCAAGTGCTGACATTCCAAGTTGATGGGCCGCTATTAATCCATTACCTGAACCAAGAAATGGAATGAGAACTCGGGAGCCAGGGAAGGCAAAGGTTTCATATATATCCTTCATAAGATCAATAGGTCTTTCAGTGGGATGGACTTTACTTTGAGTTGGGACTCCGGAGTAATTGAATACATTAGTCCCACGCTGCCGTGCAATAGCAGGTCTTCCTTTCCAGGCATAGAAGAACATTTCATATGAGTTTGGAAGGTGCATCTCAGGACGTTTAGTTTGGCCCGAAGATTTGGTCCAAATAGGACACATACGAGTAGTTTCAAATCCAGCGTTTGTTAATTCTTTATACACTATATCAAACCACGGCTCAGGTGCAAACCAGCAGAGTAACCATGAGTGTTCAGCCATTACTCTATAGCATTCTTTAAAAACTTTTGATAAGAATACTTGATATTCATTTGAAGGAACTTCATTATAATCAGTTTTTTGATACTGAGACTCACCTTCTGATCTCTTAGCATTCATAATATCTATTCCATATGGAGGATCGATTTCGACAAGGTGAAATACACCATTAGGGATTTCCTTAACACCTTCAAAGAAATCCTTAAGAATAAATGACTTTGATAATAACATTAGGGATTTGTTATCAGTCTTTTCCTCTAACTGTTTAGCAATGACTTGTTTAATCAAAGCTTCATCCATCTTCTTAATCACAGCTGTAGCATCGGAAGCTGTCTTACAGCCGTCAAAGAGTTCAGGACAAGCTTCTCGAAGTTCAGCTCTTTTAATTGCAAGTGAGACGGTAGCTTTAGATACTCCAAGCATATCACCTGTGTCGGATAGACTATGCCCTCCCTGTCCAGGACCACGAGATTTAACACCTTGGAGTTCTTGTTCCAAGCGAGTTATTTCTAATGTAAGTTTATCAAACTCCCAGTATTCCATATCTTTGCGGAAAAAGTTTTCAGATTTTTCAATAATCTTTATTTCAAGTTCAGACAAGTCGTGATTATAAAGACGGGCAGGAATCTCTTGCACACCATTACGTTGGAGGACTGTGAAGCGACGCTCTCCGGCAAGTAATAGATAAGTACCATCTTTGTTATCCTTAACTGCCAACGGAGTTATTAATCCACTAGCCTTCATATTAGATTCGAGGGAGTCCAAGTCACCCATTTCTTGACGAACACGATCTTCAGCCACAATTACTGCAGATGTAGGAATCATTCCAACTTGACCTACTGAGATTGTCATTTACATTTCCTCCAGAATTTTTAATAGTTCAGCAGCCATCTCAGCGTTAACTGCATTAGTTGCCTTAGTGCGAGTTTGTTTAGTTGTTTCACGAGTAGTTACTTTCTTCTCAGGTATTCGTCGGCTTAGACGAAGCTGTCTGAGAATGTCAATAGCTTCATCATTGTTCATGTCTAAGATTGATGTATAGCCTAAATCATCTAGGTCAGCCATAGTTAATCTCCATTCTTCTTAGGTTTAGTCTTTTTATACAACTCAACCTCTTTCATTGTTGGAAGAATCTCACGAGGCTTGACTTTCTCAGTCATCATAATACCAACTGCCATGCCACCGTGAGATTCGATCATATCTAATACGTCGTCTAAGATTTTACCAAATATAGCCTTACGCAAACCATAGGTGGCTAGGAGTGTATTAGCTCGAAGCATTTGGTCCTCGGTTATTTCAAATGAGAAACGAGGTTTGTAATCGGCTGTGTCTGTCATAAATTTGAGCCTCCATTAGATATAGTAACCTTCTTTACAAAAGAACTTATCCTTCTTTAGTATATTAGTGATAGTCATAGGACATACTTTAAACATCTTAGCTATCTTGGTCTGTGTGACTATTCCTTTTCCCTCTTTAAGAAGTTTTCTAATTAGCCAGATCTCTCCAGCGTATAGGCTAGGCTTGCATCCAGTACCTCCTTGGTTAGCTGGATTTCTTTCTGCCCTATCACTATTATTGTCAGTCTGAGTTCCTAAGTATAAGTGATTAGGATTACAACAAGGTCTATTATCACATTTATGAAGTACTTCCATACCATCTGGTATAGGACCGTATGCTATCTCATAGGCTATTCTATGAGCTCCTACAGTTGTATAACACAACTTAAACTGCCCATAGCCATTATGATACTTATTAGCTAGCCAAGGCCAACAATCTTGTTCGCCTTTTATATCTACTTTCTCCCAAAATCTTCTGATATCTGAAGAGTATAGCATTATAGTACCTCACAAATTAAACTGTCTAATTTTAATAGTGGAATTATCTACTAAAAACTGAGTGTGCCTGTCGTACATCTTTATATCATCCACTACTATCTCCAATATACCAGCGTTTATCAAAGTTCCAAAACAGTTTTTACAAGGCGTTATGCAGTTCATATACAAAGTTGATCCAAGAACTGATACACCCAAACGAGCTGCATTTGAGATGGCATTTTCTTCAGCATGTTGGGCAGGGCATAGTTCCATGTGAGTTCCTGATTCGTAACTTAGGATACGACGAGGACAGTCGTTTTTGAAACGTGTTTCTTTATCTATATTATAGTTTGTATTTCTTACACTATCTACTAATACATCATCCTTCATCCATCTATCAAATCCACAGTGTGGAACTCCTCGTGGAGGACCATTGTATCCAGTTGAGACTATTGAATGGTCCTTCACAAGAATAGCTCCTATTTGTCGAGATAGACAGGGAGACTTTGAGGCAACTGATTTACAGACTAACTGAAAATAAGGATCCCATTCCATCATTCAATCTCCAGATCACGAAGTAAGGCATCTAATAAAAAGGTGTAATTACGAAGGTCAGTTATCTTCTCATTAAATGCCTTACGTGAATACCTTTTAGGATATTTAACCATGTCTGCAAGGGAAGTAACATGTTTCATAGCCATTCCCATTAATGCCTGGGTAGGTGAAACTCCCTGTGCAGCACCAGCCCTATGAAACTGCCCAAGACGATCTCCATCTTGAGAATACTCAACACCTTTTTTAATTAACAGAGATTTACTACGAAGGAAGGATTTCTCTACTTCAATTACAAATTCTTCATTAGTCATTTTAGTTCTCCTCTCTTGAAGTTGAATTGATTTGTTTGATTATAGAATTCCAAAGTTTTAGGAAACCATATACTATAATCCCCATTACAAGGATAGCTATGGCTATTAACAATGTAGACATCACTCCACAAAAGAGTGCATAAGATAATCCTGTTAAAGCTGTTTCAAGTACCATTTTTCTTACTCCTTTCACTTGAGTTCGTTTAATAATAAAACGATCTTTCATCACCAGCTCCTGGCTCCTGTTTCAAAGCCGGCCTGCTCTGAGTACGTACTTAGATTACTGGCTCCCATGCCCCATTCCTAGTTAAAGGAAGATGAAAGATCATAGTTATTATTTACAATACTTCTCTCGTGCTTTACTAGGATCATCCCAGTACTCAGCAAGACCTTTGAATATTTCCTCCTTGGTCTTGGCAACAAAAGTACAACAGCCTATCTTAATGATAAAGCCATTGACTACTTTATCTATTCTAACTCCTTCCACTAAGTGAAGTTGTAGTTGAATAGGCTCTATGGTAGATGTAGGCTTTGTACAATCTCGTTCATTCATAAAGATATCTCCTATTTCCTAGACATATACTTCTGAACCGTATTCTGGTCTCCATACTCATCTGACTTCTTCACACCAAGAATAACCCATCCATTCTTGCCAAGCAAGTCATCCTCCCATGAGAAGGGACGTGAATAGTCAATATCAAATGCTGCAGCGAAGTTCTTAAACTTTCTCATAGCGCTCATAGCTGCTTTTTCTTCCAACTTGTCACGATCAGCAAGGTCCCAGAAGAAATCATTGAATTCCTTAGCAAGAGGCTCATCAGGGATATCAAATACAGGCTGATACCACTGTGCGTCATTCTTATCACTGATACCTGAACGTACAGCAATGATGCGAGCTTTTACTTCACTTCCTCTGGGCATGGTTTTAGGTTCCGGTGCATTTTCGATTTCTTTCTCTAGGTCTGAATAATCTGTTAAATCCATTTTAGTTCTCCTTTTTGGTTAATGGTTGAAGATTAATGGAGCACTCCTTAGTATATACTTACCTCCTTTCTTTTAAATATTGTTAATCCTGTATTTGAGTCTAGTGTATATTGATTAGTGCTTGATATACTTTCTGTAAGTTCTATAAAGCCCATACCTTTTATTTTTTTATATTCTTCCACTTCAAGATGGATAAATATAGTTGGACTATTATCTTTCAGATCTCTTGCTAAGTTTAATGCTCTTTCAATAAGTCTTCTATTTACTTTCATCCTTATTCTCCTTTTTTTAAGTTAACCGAGGTTTATCCTCAGTTGCAAATCCAGCCTTTTTTAATAACGCTTTGAGATCAGGCTCTTCAATAGCATTAAGTAATCCTTTTGATTTAAGACGTGAACGTGCTATATATGTTCCAAGTGAGTCAATTAGCATTTCACGCTTTGGACCGTCTCGACCTTCTTTACCTATAATAACATAGATCTCATCGAATAAAAGTGGAATGGTGACTACTGCCTGACCAACTGTATAGAAGCGATAGCTAATATCCTCTCGTACAACACCAGTTTTAGAATCAACTGATAGAACTTTGCGGTTTTCCTTTAGATGACCTGTTAGGATAAAGTCACAAGGGAGGGTCATTAGTTTACGAATATAGTTAGTCATATAAGTCTTCTGTGGCATATAGTCATGACGCATCTGAGGAGTTTCACCTGCCCTGGATTTATTACCAAGACCATAGTTCATTACCGCTTCACCAAATGTAGTTGCTGAGTCAATACAGTAGGTTCCAAACATCTTATAATAACCAGTATGGAAGCGTACATCTACTGACTTCATCCACTCAGCAAATGCTTTAGGTTCAAAAGGATCATCGTTCTCATAAGTGGTATCAGCAACTACATCACCACTTGCTATGAGATCACGAAGACACTTTGTACCTCCTGGATCGAAGCTATCTATATGAATAGGACGACGAGCAGTTCTTAATATATAAGTCTTACCAGCGTTTGTTTCTCCAGTTATTAATGCACTGAACCTCTTTTGTAGAGGATCACCACTGTAATATTTTCTAACTTTTTCTAACTCTGCTTGAGCATCATAGGCCATTAGCTTTTACTCCTCTCGTTTGAAGGTTAAGTCTTTCTTCACACTACTCTCACGTTCTGAAGGATCCCAATATTCCTGTCTAAATCCCAAAGGAGGTTCATGACAACTTCTTAATGGATTACTCCAAGATGTACAGTAGTCAAAATAAGGGCATCCTCGATAGTCAGTACAACTTGTTGGATTCATAGGGAAGGCCATCATTATTTCATCACTCTCAGTGCAATGAAATAGGTGATCCATATCCCTTTCAATATTATCTAGGAGATTACAAACTGTCCATAACCAGTTATTCATTTGATCTGGAGATTTATATGCAGGGACACGACGTAAAGTTGCGTGATAACCTGCAGGACGGGCACTTGATCCTTTTGTTAGGTGAATAAAACCAGTACCACAAAACTCTACTCCAAGTACTTGCTCAATAGGAAATAGACAATATAGACAATGCGTGTAAGTACCATTCTGTAATGATAGAAAGAATTGATCAGCCCACTGACGACCCACTATATATTTTTCACCAGTAGTTTTATGATCCCAACTAAAAATCATACCATCTTCAATACGGCGCATAATAGAATCCATTCTATAATGAAGGACTCTATGTTCATCAACTAGGACGGTTCCAGAAATTTCCAACATCTTTTGCCCATCTAATTCAACAACTTCATTTTCAACCAAGTCATTAGATCGTTCAGAGGCAAACTTTATCAATACATTGAGGACAGCAGTAGGAGTTTTGGCTCCATAGAGAATATCACTCTCAGGTTCAAAATGTGCTCTGTAGCAACCTAAAAAGGATTGATAAGCACCAAATACATCATCATAGCCGTTACGAAGTTGGTATTCGCGTGCTTTATGAAATGCCTCACCAAATAATAGATCATGGGCAGGCATATCAAGATCCCATCCAAGTATATATCGATAAAAGTAATATCGTTGACATCTGCAGTAGTCAGTTAGTTTGGATGAATCCTTTATTGACCATGAAGGGTGTTCAGTTATTGGGAACATAGTTATCCTTTCTTTACCAAATGTAAGTCTAATAATTCTTGAGTTAAACGAAGGATACGTTCATCACGCGCTTTTAAGTTTATCCATATATCTCTTGGATCAGTTGGAAGTGTGTCATCTGGAAGTGATTTAAGTGCATTCCTTCTCCAATTCCTTAAAGTTCTTTCACTAATCATCTTCTTACTCCTTTCATTGATTAAGATCGTTTAATTATTGAACGAATTATATCATACCTTTTAAATAATGTCAAGAAGGTTTGTAATTTATTCTTTAATTTTTTCTTCCAATCCTTCTCGGCAAGTTCCCCAGTGAGGCGGGAGATTTCGGCGTCTTCTGTTGTTAATGATCCATCTGGATTAATTTTAATACTTCGCGCAGGACCATCAAGAATGTCTTCTAACTCTTTTATTGTTGGTTTCTTAATCTTACTCATCTTTCCCCCCTTGGCTTAAATGTGCGCGTTCCAACGTACCAAATCAGCGCTTTTTTAATTCGATGATAGACGCGATACTCTCGCATACCGCACTTATACTCTGGTAGAACTTCGTACCCACCTATGACATTAGACCACACCATCCATAAATCATATTCCTCTTCGATGTTAGTTGTACTCATGTCTGCAGAAGAGCCCCAAGACAGTGACGGAGATTTAGTAAAACATACATAAGGTGGCTTCCAGAGTCCGCATCTTGATTTCTTTCCAGGGCACAGACCATTTTTCAAAATCTCCTTGCGTCGAGATACAGGCGACCAATGAAAGAGAAGAAATGGTTTACTCATCTTCCCATCCAAAGAACTCCCAGCTCACTGGGACAAGGTGCAACTGCTTGCATAAGTCTATAATTGCCGCTTCATAGGTGTCACCAAAGCCACAAGGTGAAGTTTGCAAACAGTCAAAATCATGCTTGAATGCTGTCTTCATGTTTCCATCACTCCCTAATAAAAACTCCCTTGGCCACTTGTCTTCAAAATCAACTATTACTCTCATCACTACCCCCAAAGAATCTCCAAACGGCGTCGAGTAATGCGCCCGGAGTGATTCTTCTCCTCCTAACCCTTCCAATTTCTATTATATGATTCCCGTGCATAGCAATCGAGGCTAGTAGCCGTTCCGGCACCAGGCATAGACGATAGCATATCAAGGCTAACCCTATAATCACATTCGGGAGAGCAAACATATCCCCCGTAATGATTGACCTTACAGCTCTTTAACGTAACAGGGTCATATGCGCCTCCTCCTAAATGATAAGGTTTTCCTATTAGTTTCTTTCTACATCCTCGACAGATTGCAGTATGGAGCATAATTTATTTCCTCTTTGCATCTAGTGCATTTTATAGGGAGATGACTATTTTCAATTCTATGCCATCCGCGTTTGTGCCAGCACTTCCCCGGCCACAACTGCTTAAATATAAATTCGTCTTTGGTCATCTCACCATCTCCTTTCTCTTTTGAAAAATAGATGAATTTACAATACATGATTCCTCTCAATATACTTTCCATCTTTAAACAAAAGTAAGTTTAACGTCCCATGCTTGTGGGCAAAGATAGCACATGCTATAGAGTTCATCACATTAAGTGAGCAAGGAACTATATAATCCTTCGCTTCTGATTCCTCCATAACTTGTTCAAACTGTCTAATCATGGAGTTTGTTGAATATCTATTCATCGAACCCTCACTAAGGAAGATTACATCTCCATAATTAGCAGCCGGAGCAAAGTCGTGAGAACTCTTGTTTACTATATAAACGCGTTTCATATCATTCCTCGCTTTCAGGGTCCTCAAAGTCATGTGCAGGTTGAGAGATTCCAATCGAGTCTATCATATTAAGGATTGTCTGAGGAGCTATTGAACTTTTAGGTCCTTGATTGGTTAATGGTTCACCTGGATCAAACCTCCTATCATGGAGATCAGCAGTACTAATCCCACCAAAGACTCCCTTTGGACCTTGATTGTTAAGATCGTTTAATTTTGAAACGAACTTTCCTTGTTCTTTCAAAGGTTTATTGTTGATAGGTTTGAGGTCTATCTCCATAGGTACTTCCAAACATACATGAGGTAAGACTACGTCAATGATAGTATTATATTTTGGAAGTGCCTTACGAACAAGTTGAAGTGGCAATCCACACTCGGCACAATATAGTTTCATTCTACTTCCTCCATCTTCTGTCCAACCATAGAAGGCATTATTGTATAGACATTACCCTTTCTATCACGAAGGAATAGTTCCTTATCGTTTAACTTCTCGATAAACAAACTTGTTATAATAGTACTAATTACATGCCAAAGTTTTGCCTTAACAAAGAAAGTCTCACGATCTGTGATTTCAGGTTTCCTTGTTAAGTCTTCCTTAGTATCATTGTCGAAGATAGAGATACCTATGTCTGAAATAGTATGAAGAGCCGATAAGATAGTGTCACGTTCTTTTTCAGTGAAGTATTCATTATTAGTCATCTATGTCATCCTCCTCATCTTTTACTTCTTCATCTTCAACTATGTCTCTGACAACAACCTTACACATTTCCCAAGGCTTGGCTGAAGGATCGATTGATTTGACTACACATTCAAGTTCGATGCCAGCCTCAAGTAATCCAGCTACTTCGGCGCTAAACTTCTTTGGAACATAGCCAATAAAATATCCAGTAATGTCCTGTAAAAATATGATCTTTACAGCATTAGGATCATATTTATTACTTGGCTCAGGTTCTAACATTAGTAGCTCACCTACTTTAATCTCTTTCATAGCCTTTCTAATCTCATCTTTAGGTCTAAACTGAACTCCGGCGATAAAGAATTCTCTTTTCATCTTGATACTCCTTTCTTTAATTAGTTAGTTATTATTTCTACAAACACAGGAAATCTTGGAACTTGCTTACCTGTCGTTATATGCTGATATTGGACTTTAGCCTTCATTCCTGGTAATAAACTTTTAATATCCCAAAGTTCATGTCGACGCTCTTCACTAAACCCAGTGCCTACATTAAACAAGTTACCATCACATGATTTACAAATCAGCGCTCCAAGAGTATCTTTAGGATTAC